CGGCTGGAACTCATGCCGGGGTTTAAAGTGCCCCCGGTGCTGTGGCTCATGACTTTGGGCGACCCAGCGGACAAGAAGTCACCCGGATCGCGGCCCATGCTGTCGCCATTGAAGAACATTGAGGCCGAGGACCGGCCCCGTTACGGCAAGGAACTGCTGGACTGGGAGGGCAAAGAGGCCCAACACGCCAGCGCCAAGAAGGCATTCCTCGAGTGGTCATCGTCTACCGAGGCCATGCTGGGCGGCGATCAGGCACCGCTTGTGCCCGACCTGTCAACGCAGCCGGTACCTCTGAAGATCACGGTCAGCGACATCACCAGTCAGAAGTTGGTGCGTCAAGCGGCAGACCGGCCCCGTGGCCTGCTGTGCTACCTCGACGAGATGAACAGTTGGGTGCGCAAGCTGACAGACAAGAGCAGCGGCGAGGACCGGTCAGCGTGGGTTGTCAGTTACGAGTCAGAACACTACGAGATGGACCGGGTGGGCGCTGGGTCGATCTATGCCGAGAACCTCGCTGTGTCGATTTACGGCAACATCCAGCCCCAAGTGTTCAAGGCCAATTTGGCCGCGCTGTCGGCTGACGGCCTGTTGCAACGGTTCATCCCCGCCATCTTGCGCGGCAGCAAGACTAAGCTGGGCCAGCCCATCCCCGACTACATGAGCAGCGCCGGGGCATGGGAGAACACCCTGCGCCTGACCTACGCGCTGCCCGTGCAGACGTACCAGTTATCCACAGAAGCGTACACAGCCTTCAGGGACTTCCAGCAGTGGTACGAGTCGGCCAAGCAGGACGAGCGGGTGCTGGACAGCGGCACAGAGTACATGACGGCTTTCGGCAAGTTGGAAGGTTTAGCTGGCCGCTTGATTCTGATGTTCCACGTTATCGAGTCGCCCTTCAACCCCGTGGTGTCAGTCGATGTTGTCCACAGGGTTGTCAGTCTGGTGCGGGGGTACATCATCCCGGCCTACCGTTACGCTTTGGGCGAGGTGGGTGGAGTCATCACTGACACGTTCGATCAGTGGGTGATTGACTACATTGTGCAGATCAGCGGCGAGGTGCACACCATCGACCTGCGCAGCCTCAAACGGTCGGCCCGCAGGCCACTAGAGGGCAAGACCGACTGGCAGAAGGATCAGGCGATCATGGACGCCATGCTGGTCATCGAGCAGGCTGGCTGGGCGGTGCAGATCGAGAGTGAACTGCACAAGAAGAAGGTCACATGGGCCATCAATCCCACGCTGCCCGAGATGTTCAAAGATTACCGGCAGACGGTCATCAAGGCCAAGCAGCGCCACGCTGACTACATCTACCGCCACGCCACGGCCAAGGGGTACGATCGTAAGCTGGTCAAGGGGTACACCCCGGACATGGACGAATGACAAAGGGGACCAGCGGTCCCCTTTTTACTTGCGACCCAGTGAAAACTTGAGCCAGCACGATTGGCAGAACCACTTGGCCGGGGTCATCTGCACCCCACCCTCGGGCAGTCTGTCGAGGAGGCAGCGAAAGCACTGTTTCATTTTTCAATCTCACTGACATCGACCATCTGGGATTGGAAATACACGGCGAAGCTGGCCCGTGTGTCGTTCTGAAAGGGCATCTTGTTGACGCGCTCCATCATCTCGTGCATGGCCGTGTTCCAGCCCGATAGGAACAGGTGCAGGGCTGCGTCATCTTCGGACAGTTCGAGGTGGCCGTACAGGGCTTGGAAATGTGCAAAAGGGTTCATGGTTCGATTCCTTAAAAAGTGGTCTTGACGGCTGGTTCGATGCCTTAAAACCAAGGGCTTGACGGTTAGTTCGATGCCTTAAAACCAAAGGCCCGATGGTTAGTTGGGAGCCTTAGTCTATTTTGACACTTGGTCGTCCCCGGGGCCGCTTGGGGGCGGCGGGCACGGCGGCGGGCGTCAGCGCGTCAAGCACGGCGGGCGCGATCGCCTCGAGCACCCCGAGCACGTCAAGCAACCGCACGGCGGCGGCGCTGGGTGCGCGGGTGCCCGCGATCCATTTGCGAAGGGTGTACACCGGCACCCCGAGCAACCCGGCGGCGCTGGGTTCATCAAGGGCACGGCGGGCGACAAAAGCCCCGAGGGTTGCGGCAAAGGGCACGGCGGGGGCACTGGGTGCGGTGTTCATGGTTAGGCTTTCAAGGGGGTAAAAAAGCCCCCGGCGGTGAACCGGGGGCGGGGTTGCGGGGTTAGTCTCGGCCACTGAAAAGGGCGGCGAGGATCAAAAGCAAAGCCCGCACGGCGGCAAAGCAAAGGGAAACGATAATCGAAAGGGTGATCAATCGGTGCCCCCTAAAAATGCCCGTTCATGGCGGGCAACAAAAAGGTCAGTTTCCAATTGATCGCGGGTATTTTTCAGGCTTTCAATCTCGGCCACGGCATCCCCGAGGGCTTTTTGTAGGTCAGCGATCCGGGCAAATAACCGGGCGGTGCCCGGGTACCCCTCGGCAAAGGCGAGGCGCTCGGCCTCGGGTGCGGTTAGGTTTTCAAGGCTGATCATGGTTAGGCTTTCATGGTTGCAATAGGGATCACCCGGCGGGCTTTGGCGTCAGCAACCCGGGCGCGGGTGCCGTGGGCACGGAAACCCACAATCACGGCACGATCAGCGCGGGCGCAAAGCCCGCACGTTTCGCACGTTACATCCTCGCGGGTTTGCGCGGGGCAAACGATGATCACGCGCCCCTCGGGGGTGTAACTTTTCTCGGGTGTATCCGTGGGCACGATGGCGCAAACGGGGCCAAAGGGGGCGAGGGCATCGGCGTCACCGGCATCGTCGGCGCTCAGATTGACAGTGAACCCCCAGCGCGTAGCATGCCCCGCCCATTCGATGGCCTCGGGGCTTTTCTTGTGGGTGTACGTGAACCCGCAGCGGCCACGATTCGCGGCAACGATAGCCCCCAGCGCGGCGGCGTCGACGGCCTCGCCCGCCCCGGGTAAATCACCGGCCACGTTCATGCGCCAAAGTTGACCCTCGGGCAATGCTGCAATTGACGCGCATAATGCCTCGAGGGTGCCCCCTCGCTCGGGCACTTTGTCCCATGCCATGCGGGTGTAAAAATCCTCGGCGTAACAATCGGCGCGGTAATGGGCGCACGATGGCGGGCACGATGCCCGCTCGGTGTAAGTCACGGGGATAGCCCCGGTTTTGCGGTTGCTTGACTGGGGGATAAAGTGATATTTCATGATCAAACCCCCGCCAATGCTTTTAACTCGGCCTTAATTCGGCGGGCATCCTCGCCGCGCCAAGTGCCCGCATTTGCGAGGAAATAGCGCACGATTGAGCGGGCATCATCAAGCCCGTATTTATCGCCGATGCCCCCGAGGGTTAGCATGGCGTCAAGGTAAGGCACGGCCCCAAAATAGGGCTTTGGCCATGTTTTGCGGATATCGCGGGCGATGGCGGCGAGGGTGCGGGGGCAATTTGGCCCGGGAATTGGGACAATATGCTCAATGCTATGCACTGGGTTTTGATTGTTCATGATTGATCCTTTTACGGTTACGGGTTACGGGTTAAGGGCGTCGATTAGGTCAAGGCGGGCACGCTCGAGCGAGGCGGCGGCGAGTTTATTGGAAAACTCGCACCGGGGGCCACGTAACCGGGCGGCGGCGCTTTTCATGGCCTCGAGAATCTCGGCGAGGGTTTCCGGGTCAATCACGGGCGCGGGTTTCTCGGTGATTGTCACCAGCGTGAAATGATCACGCATGAATTTAGCGTCAATCATGATCATGCCCCCTTACGTGCTGACACGCGCACCACGGTGTACGGTGCACCGGTTGACGTGTGCGCGGCAACCAATTGACGCGATGGGGAAAACTTGGCGGCGATGGTTTCCCAGTCAATCGATACGCGCCCGGCACAATGGGAAACGGCGGCGCGGTGCGCGGTGCCGTCGATGGCGTCAAGCCCCGAGGCGGTTAACGCTTCCTTGAGTTGCTTTTCCTCGGCGCTCAATTGCGCCATTTGTGCCTTGATAAGGGCGAGGCGATCCACGGCGGCGGCGAGGATAGCGGGGTTTTCGTTTTTCATGATTGATCCTTTTACGGGTTACGGGTTACAGAGAGAAAAGAAAAACAGTGATCACCCAAAGGGCAACCAAAGCAAAGGCGGCACCGGCCACGATGGCGAGCGTCGACGGTTCACGCTCGAGGGGTTGCGGGTGCAAATCAATGTAGGTCAGTTGATGGCGGTTCATGATTGATCCTTTTACGGGTTACGGGGTGCCCGGGGTTTCCCCCGGGCGGTTACATCAAGCGATAAATTCAGGGTGCTTTGTCAAACCGTGCGCCTCGGCAAAGGCGCGAATCTCGGCGGCATCCTTTGAGCGCATGGCCGAGCGAATCAAGGCAGACACCGAGCGGGCGGCGGTGTCGATCATGCCGAGGGCGATGTACTTTTGAGCGATGGCGATATCACGGGCTTGAAACTTTGTCATGATTGATCCTTTTACAGTTACGGGTTACGGGGCATCGGTTTTGCTTGACCGATGAGTTAATGTAACCCACTGGGTGCGCATTGTCAAGGGTGTACACGAAAAAAGATTCTAGGTGCTTTCCCTAACCCGCTGGGTGTACCCTTTTGCCCGTGGTGACAATTGTTCCTTTTGTCGCTGGGGGTTGATTTTGAGATTCTCAGATTAAATGACCCAGTGGGAAAAGTTATATTCTTTCGCCTTGCCTGCGCGAAAGGGCACATTGTCACAATCGGCCTCAATTGCCCCGTTTTGGCCCACTGGGTGCGCGGTTGCCCTTGATTCCCTAACCCACTGGGGCATGAACCCTAACCCACTGGGTGCGGTGCCTGATCCACTGGGTTCACGGTTTCCCCGCCCGCTTTGCCCCGGGCACCGGCACCCACTGGGTGCGGTTCCCACTGGGTGCACGGTTCCCACTGGGTGCGCGGCGCGATGGCGCGATCCACGGCGGCGCGGCGCAAAGCATAAATCGTGCCAGCGGTTCGATGGGGGCGGGGGAGGGCCGGAGCAAGGTGGGCTGTTGGCCGGGCGGTATCACAGAAACTGTGAAAATTTTTTAAAAAATCAGAAACCCAGTGGGTACAGTGCAGCCACGTTGCACATCTCCACCACCCGTGATAGCATCAGTGCCACTATGAAACAAGAGAACACCTCGTTTGTAGGCACGGCTGTCGCCAGTGATCCCCAACTACCAAGCTGGCTGTCGTGCCCAGACCCAAAACCCCCGAAGCTGTCAGCAGCCTCGCGTGAACTGCTGCATGTCGAATATGAGCAGATCTTCGAGCGCATCGTGGAAGACATTTACCGGGGTAGATCCCTGCAATCGCTGCTCGAGGATGACCACAGGGCCATCTCGTATGAGGACTTCCTGCGCTGGGTCAAGCGTGACCCCGTTCGCCATGAACGGTTCAAGGAAGCGCAGGAGATGC